ATTTCTAATCGTGATTTTAATCAAATTATGGTTGGTGTTAATCCTTTTTCCGAGTGGGATTCTATTTTTCAGACTCTTAAAAATTGTGATATAGTTTTTGCAGGAGATATTAAAAATTGGGATGGTTCAATGCTTCCTCAAGTCCAACGTATGGTTTTAGATACTATTATGTCTTTTTATAAAGGAGCCGATTTTTCAACGGCAAAATTAGTTTTAGATTCAATTATACATAGTCTTGTCTTAGTACAAGATGATTTTTATATGACTACTCACTCCATGCCGTCAGGGAGTTTTTTGACGGCTATTTTAAATAGTATTGTAAATAAAGTTTATACAGCAATTTGGTATTTTAGAAATTCCTGTAAACCTACAGTTAATTCTTTTTGGAATGACGTTGTAGATTATGTTTATGGAGATGATAAATTAAATGGGATACGTAATAATAAATCCGTGAGTTTAAACGCCATAACTATGCGCTCTTTTTTTGAGTCTATAGGTATGGGTTTCACGGATTCTTTGAAAAATCCCATCGTTTCCCCTTCTCAAGATTTATCGGAAGTTACTTTTTTAAAACGGTATTTTTGTTACCATAATATTTTAAAGAAAATAATGTGTCCTTTGGAGTTAAGGACTATAGAGAATACTCTTTCTTGGTTTGACTCTAAAAAAGTGTGTGATGATGTTATGAGAGATAAAGTCCACGCAGTTCAGCGTGAGTTTTATTTACATCCAAACAGAGAATTTTTACTCTCTGATTTTTATAAAAGGATGGACCAACGTAATTATCCATACACTAAATTAACTCCCGATTATCTTAAATATTTATATACACAAGAACCTGACAGTATATCTTACTGTTCTAGTGTTGCGTCTTTATATTTTTAATCAAAATTTTATAAGAATTACCTTCTAACAATTAATTTTTCTTTCTAGTTTTTAATTAATTGGGGATGTCTTTTAATCTTATTTAAAACAATTAGGCCCAGTGGTGTAATAGCAATAGTCACCTGGGTAATTTTTGC